ACAGTGATTGGCTCCCAATTAATTTCACCCTGTTGAAAATAGTGAACATAATTGTTTGCCAAGCCTCTTTCAAACCCGATGTTCATAGAAGGAGCATCAATCTTCTTTACTAATAATGTAAAGTTTTTCTCTATTTCTGGATTTCCTGTTCCGTTCCAGCCTTCTATTTTATTATTTTTACCATCAAGTTTGTTTTGGTTTGTAACAATAAACTTTGCAGTAAATAGATTCTTTTTTACTAGTTCAATACCACCTTTATCGGTCCAGAACATTAGAACCCTCTATTAAGATTCTACAGAAGAATCGAATGTACCAACGATAACATCAGCCCAGTCGTATCTAAATGTAAATGTTACTTCATTAATGTCGTCTGATGAGTAATCAAGACCACCAAAATTTACACTTTTCAAAAAAGCGTTGTTAAGCAACCATGTTTCAAGTGCATTACCATTTGCATCAATTTGAATAATTTGAATTTGATCAAATTGTCTTGTAGCTGTTCCTTTTGCCATTGTTCTTAAGGTAGCACCAGCACCAGCGCCTGTTATAGCAGAACCAGCAGCAACAGGAGATTGATAGCCAGCACGAAGTAATAGTTCATAAACAGATCTAGTTACGTCAGTTGATGGTGCTGTAACTGTAGCTAAATCTTCGTCACCAACGCCACCAGAACCAGCAGGGTCAATTACTGTAGCTGAAACTTCTTTCCAAGTTACTTTGCCAGGATAATAAAATTTATGACCAAGAAAGTCATGTGCTACTTCTGATACATCAAATGATGGTTTATCACACTTTTTTGCAATAAAAGATGGTAGATCACCAGAGGCTCTTCCAAATCTAATTAAAAACTTAAACTTTCTTTTTGGCTCTAACGCAGCTTCATTCCAGAATGCCATTTAAATAATCCTCCAACCTTTTAGTAGTAAATAGTTATTAGTCAACAAATGATGCACCAGAATCAGTTATTGTGAAATCAATTGCAATAAATTCAATTGCTCTTGCTGGTTTCAAGAAGATCTTGGCGTACATGATGTTTCTGTCAACCAAATCTGGTGTGGTTGTGGTTTTGTCAAGTATTACGCGGTAGTCAGTAAGACCCAATCTTGATTTAACAGTTGCAAGGAATGGATTTACTTGACCTGTAAATCTTGCCCAAGTTACATCTACGTTTTGGTCGAATAAAAGTGTTGATGCAATCTTAGAAATTTCTCTCTTAACGAAGATCATCATTCTACGAACATTGATTCTATCAAGTGCAGATGGTGTAACTTGAAGAGTCTTTTGACCAAAGATTACAATACCTTCTGCTGGGAATTGTGCAATTGGGTTTATGTTAGCTTCGTAAAGTGCATCACGGTCTTTTGATGAAAGACGGTCAGTTACGCCTATTACTGGAACACCGCCACGACCTTCAGTTAAGCCGCCTCTTGTGAAGCCTGCTGGAGCAAACCAAAGTTCTTGTGTTGCTTGACCGTAAGACATAGCACCAAGGGCTACAACTGATGGTGGTACGAAAAGTACTCTGTTATTTACAGTATCGCTTATTTGCACCCAAGGATAGTAAGTTGCGCCGTAGCTGCTATTTAATCCTCTTTGTCTCATGCCGTTTACAGCGTCAGAAACAGTTCCATATCTACTTGATTTATTAGAGTAGTATTGTTCTGATTCTGGTGTGTATACATTTGGTAAATCAATAATTGCAAGTGCATCTGCTCTAGCTTCACAGGTTCTTACGAGATGACTTGTAAGTGATGTATTTGTAAGACCTGGAACGGCAATTATGTCTGTTACTAATGTCTCTGGATCTGCACAAGTATCAATAGCACGCTTGTATGTGTTATAGATATAATCAGTTGTCTCTGTAGGAGTTCCTTGTGAGAGTGTGTAGTTGTTTAGTGGCTCTGCTTCTGTAACATCGAAACCATCGAAACCGTTAAACAAAGGCATTGTAAAGCCATTATAACCTGCATTTAGAACGCCACGATAACCGCCAGCAGAGTTGCTTACGGCAGTCAATGATGTACCTGTTCTTCTTGAACCAGATACGTATACTGCACCAACGCCAGTAGGAGTTGAGCCAGATACATCATCAAGAGAAAATACAAAGGAATTAACCAAGTAAGTTCCAACTACAGCATCATGGTCATAAACTTGTGCGCCTACTAGATCATAGTAACCTTGTGTAAATTCATTGTTTGTGGATGAGGCACCAGTTGAGATACCGAAGTATGCATCGCGTGGATCACCAAGGCCAGCAGAAGAAGCTGAAACAACCAATGGAAGTGATGGGAAAGTAAGTGATGCTGTTACGTTTGCTGATGATGAACAAAACAATGAAACATTAGCACTTCCACCAAAGCCACCAGTAACAGGAGCGTTGGTTGTAGGATTTACATTGCTTGTTATTGCAAATGTTGGGAATTTTGGTGGTCCGAAGAAACCGAATGGAAGGAATGTTGGATCTACGTTACCAGCATCAACATCATCATTCATTTCAACACGAATGTATTTGGAAGCATTTGCGTAAGTACCGTATTCTCTTAGTCTTAGTTGTACGGAATCCCATTCAACATACTTGTCACCAATTCTTCTAGCAATGTAGTTTGGTGAAGCTGGGTTGAGATTTAGACCTGTCCAGCTTTCAACTAATTTGATTGTTGAATCTTTGTCGCTTGACATTCTTACAAATAGAGAGAAAGTTCCGTACTCGTCAAAATCATTTGTTGGAGCTTTTATGTCACCGATAGATACTTTGTAATTCTTTTGTTCGTATTCACCAGCATCAAGAGTTGAAAGTCTGAATAGTTTTTGTTGGCTGGCTGGATTGAATGAACCAGTATTATTTGTTAAATCTTGTGCAATTACAAAACCAGTTTTTGCTGAACGAGCTGGTTTGTTGTGATTTTGAAGTGAGTATTCTGTACCCTTAAGTGCTGTTATAAGACCGTAACAATTTGCACTTGAAAGTGTATATGAAGTAGATTGGTTTGCAAATACGTCTGCAAGGTTTCTTTCAAATGTTTCACCAAGCCAGTAATCTTCAAGGTTGGCTGTGCTTGTAATTCTAGCGTTTGTAAGAATTGGATTTGTATTAAATACTTTTCTGATGTATTTGTCAGAGGCTGGATCAAAGTTGAAGTTTGATTCGTAAGTACCATTTGGTCCTGTTACTATAGCTCTAAATTCGCCAGTAGAACCAGCAGTTACGGATCTAGCAATTAAGTTAGTTCCTTGTGTAGAGTCTGTTAAATCTTTAAGTTGAACTGAACCAGATTGAACATACCAAACAGCAGCAAGTGTTCCAGTTACAGCAGTACCAGCAGAAGCGGAAGGCATAACGAACAAACCATAGGCACCACCACCAATAGAACCAGTTGCAAAATTGTTGGCGGTTGTCCAGCCTGCTTTTGCGCCGTCAGCATTTGTACGGTTTGGATGCTCTGTACCAACCAAACGGAGTACGTTAAGAGCTGGTGTATTTCTAAGCCAAGCTTGAGCAGCATAAGCAGCATAAGTTGGTCCTACATAATTACCTTCACGCCATACGTCTGTACCATCATTGCCAGCAATTGGATTACCAAATGTTTGTACAAATTGAGAAAATGAATTAACATAAACTGGTCGCATTGCTGGACCTTTTTCAAATCTTCCGATTACTGTTGGACCTGTTTGTTGCGAATCAGAAGTACGAATTGAATTATCAATCTCTTGTACTTGAACACCTGGGGAAACAAATCTGTATGATGAAGCTGCCATTTAATTTAGACTCCTGCTTATTATATGAAATTACATTAATAAATAGTCTATTAAACAGCAAAAGGCTTTAAGATCTGTATTTTGTTTTATTTTTAGAAGTATTTAAGAATTCTTGTATGTCTCCAATAATAACCCTTTCTCTTGGAAATTTAAATTCAACAGCACTTTCTCTTACAGTCATCTTTGGACCTATTTGATTTTTGTCATCACCAATCAAATAACCTATAACTTCTATTGTAATTGAAGATGAATAAGTTTTTCTTTCTTCATTTAATTGTGCAGAATTGTTTTCAAAATTAAAATCGCCTTTAATAAAAGCATCATACTTGTGTCCATCTTGCAATAACTGAATGTATCTTGTGTTTCCGTTTCTTGTAAAAAATGGTGTAGTTAATTCGTTCAGTTGTTGTTGATAATCTGTTTTAATGTTTACTTGATAAGATACAGCAACGTGAACAGGAATTGGAATAGTTATTGTTTCATAGACAACTTTATTGTTTCTAGAATAACCAGTTGAGTTTAGTGGAAAAACAGGATTTGATCTTGGAGATCTATTGTACTTAATGTTATCAGCATTTTGAAAATTAGAAGTCTTTTCTTGATTTACTCTTCTTGCTATTGTAATGACTCCACCTTTTTCATCATTAACTGCTCTTAAGTTTGCTGGTATTGAACCTGTTTTCTGTGGGTCTTTATTAATTGATTTTCTTTCAATTGTAATAATAGGATAAATAATCATACCAGATGAATCACGTATTTCTTTATCATTTTTTATTTGATGGGTTCTCTCTGCTGATACCCAAGTTACAGGTACTTTTTTCCATCCTTCTGGATAAGTTGCAGATAGATCCATTTCATAGTTTAACCAATTATAGAAAGCAAGATCTATTGTTTCTATAGTAGAAGATTGAAAAGTTATTTCTTGTAGTTTATTATCTTCCATAGTTTATCAACCTGTATAAATAAGAACTGGAATCTTCTGGTTAAGCTTCTGCATATCATCAGCCATTTTAGCTTCAGATTCAGCAAGTTTATGATAAGTGATTTGTTCAAGAATCTTATTAAGCTCTTCCTTTAATTCTTTTCTTTCTTCCTTTCCTTCTGACATTAAAGCAGGACCATTTAGAGTTACGCTTTCGCCAGGAATTGGAATTGTACTAAATTTAGATCTAACGTGTCCAAGCATTTCTTTACAGATTGCAAGAGCATATCTTCTAATCCATTGTTTACCAATTGAGTTTATACTATTATATGGTATGTTTGCAAATGGAAGTGTATTCATATTGTTTACACCATTAACAGTATCATCGGCAGAACCAGATGTTGTTTCCCAAGGATTGGATTGGTTTGTAATTGAAAACTCAACCCAATAATTTGAAATACCTATGTCTGATGGTTGTGGAAAGAATCTTATTTTATTATTTTTAATCTCATAAGAGAAATGAGAATTTCTTGTATAGATTGCTGTTTCATATGCCATAGCTTGAAGTTTGTTGTGCCAAGTAGGTATTACTTCAAATGTGCTATCGTCTGCATATTGCCCGTAAGATGAAAGATTGCCAATAGCATTTAAACCACCATAGTATCCAAAGAATCTCCACATTGAATTTGGAGTTTTGTAAAATACTCTTCTAATAATAACTCTTTTATTTCCAACAGAACCAGAGTATGGAACTGGACCACCAGAAGCAGGATCATAATTACTTAAAGAAGCAGATTCAATTATGGCTTGCAAATCATAATCTTGGTCATACGGTGTAATAGGTACAGATGCAGAATAAATTGGTTCAATACCGCCTATACCAGCTTCAGTAGCAAATGCATCTCCATACCTTGAAGCATAATTTAAATTGTATTTTGGATAAGCTAATTGTGGACTTTGACCAGCTAAAGCAGAACCAGCAATAAACTCGCCATCTTGATTAAATGAACCAGTAGCTGCTCCCAACATAGTAGGAAGAGCATTAATTGATTGATGAAGATTGACAAGATAAGAGTATTCTAATACAGCTTCTTCATAAGCTGCGTAAACATTGCCTGTTGTCAATTCAATGTCTAATACATCACCACCAAGTCTTTTATAAACAAATGCAACTTGGTCTGCTGCACCAGAAAGAAATTGAGCATTAGTAGAATAAATACCTAATGGTAATGTATTCGCAACATCGCCAACTCTTCCACTAGATGGTAATACAA